GGATTGGCGGCTGTTTTAGAGCCGGCCCCCGGCAAAAGCCGGGCCCACTCCTGCACCGTCTCCGACGCCGAATAGTGGATCCCGGCTTTCGCCGGGAAAGAGATGCTGAGTAGTCATTTCAATCACTTGGCCTCCGGTTTAACAGCGGTTTAACAACACGAGTGTTCTCGGTTCGCCCTCACGACGCTTTGCGCACCCGCTCGGCGGCGAGCCGCTTGTCGCGCTGCCGGGCGTAAAACATCACCAAACTGCGGTCTTGGTGGCCGGTCATCACCATGACGTCATCCACCGAGTGACCGGCATCGATCTTCCGGCGGACGAACGACTTGCGCAGTCCATGCGGGGTGCAGCACGCCTGCAAGCCGGCCTCGTCGATCCATTGGGCGAGACAATCGCCGAGATACGCGGCGGTGAACCGCTTGCCGGTCAGCGTCACCAGCCAGCGATCCTTACCGACGACGGTCATCGCGTCGCGTGAGGCGCGCAGCTCGTCAAAGATCGGGATGTAGACCCGCGCGCGCTCGCCGAGCTTTTTCGTCTTCTGCGGGATCAAGGTGATCGTGTTGTCGTCGATGACGTGCTGATCGCCGACCCGCGCCGCATCGGACACCCTGAGCCCGGTTTCGAGAAGGACATCGAGCGCGTAGCGCGCGAGCGTGCCGGGTTTGTGCTGCCGTTTGTAGGCCGCGATCTCGAGCTCGGTCCAGTCATGGAGCCCGTCGACGTTTTTCAGCTTCGGCCGGACGATCTCGCGGATCGGATTGGCGCTGATCAGCCGGTGCTTGACCGCCTGTTGACAGATCAGGGAAAACGCCGTGCGCAACTCGCGCGCCGCGCCGGGGTGGGTTTTCCCCAGCTTGTCGATGTGCTGCGCGACGAGGACCCAATCGGTCTGGGCGACGAGGCAGTCGCCGAGATGCATCTTTTCGCGGATGCGCTCGAAGGCCCGCAGCTTGGCGTCCTGGCGCACGAGCCGCGCGTAGTCGTCGGTCGCCTGATAGGCGGCGATCATCGCGTCGACGCTGCCGTCGCGAAACGGCTGGTGATCCTTGCGGCGCGGTGGCGGGGGCGCTGTCCCGGCGAGCGCGGCACAATAGGCCGCACGGAACTCCGGGGTGAGCTGGTTCCCGCGCGGTAGTGGGACCTTTGGTTGCCCGGTGACGCGCAGATAGTTGAACGGCTTCCCGCCGTGCCGATCGGGAATTTGCCAGACATTGGGGAGGTTCTTGCTAATCTTCTTCGATTTCACGGCGTAAGCGCTCCATAGTTTCAGCGGTTTTCCGGTCTGCGCCGGGCTGTGCGTTTCCGGGGTCCGGCTCGCCGGGGATGATGCTTACCCCGCCGTCCTGGTGCACATCGATGCGGGCGATCTTCAACCCCCCGCCCGTCACCGCCCGGACGACGGCTTTCACGTCGCGCTGGCGGAGGCTGAGGCGGTTGCGGGCCATCTCAGGTCTCGGCCTGCCGCTCGATCAGGGCGGCGACCTTCGCGAACACGGTGCCGGCAATGGTCGCGGTGTGGATTGGTCCCGAAGCCCGCGCTTTCAACACGGCGCGCTTCCAGTCCTGAGGTGTCCGATAGATGTGAAAGACCGAAGGCCGATACTCCTTGCCGCGCCAAACCAGCGTCGCAGTACGGGTCTCCTGCTCAAGTTCGATGCGATCGAGACGCTTCTGGATTAGCGGCTGCTCGATCAGCGCAACAACGGCCTCGCCGAGTGTCGTCGCGCCGGTCAGCGGACAAACCGGGCCGGCCTTCCGGCTATAAGCCGCCCGCCAGAACGACTCGGTCCGCTCGCTGATCTCAGTCATGGGCGCATCGTCGAGAACGGTCAGTAGAACGATCGCCGCGTTGAGCGGTGTCGCTTGTATCGGGCGACCGACGCCGAAATCGTTCTCAGCGGGTGCTTCTTGTCGCATGAGGGCGTGAACCTTCTTTTGGCGGTTCAGGATCGCATCAGGCGTGGTTCCCATCACCGACGCGATCTGATCGCGAAATTCAGTGAGTTGCATCGCGTTAAACTTTATCCTTTTCGAGAGGATATTGCATATCTCTTTTCCGAGCCGCGATCAAGCGCGGGCTTTATTGCAGCGTCGCGCTCCCGTTCGGCCGGATGCCGGGCGGGCGGTTGCCGCCGGGCGGCGGGATCGTATCGCCGCCGCCGTCGGGCGTGTCACTCGGCCGTCCGCCGACCGCCTGCGGCTGTAGCTTGTCCGCGTCGCCGCCGCGTGGGTTCCAGCCGAGCTCGTGCCGCGCCTCGTCGGCCGAGATGATGCCGGTCCGGGTGAGATTGATCAGCGCCTGCGCGTGCGCCGTGAAATCGCCGCGTAGCAGACCCTCGAGGTCGATGCGCAGGACCGCATCGGGCGTGTTGAACACTGATCGGGCGAATTCACCTTGCAGCTTTGCGATCCATTGCGCGAGGCACCCGGTCGCGAAAAACCGCATCGCCGCGTCCGATGTCGCGAAATTGCTGTCGCCAAAGTCCCCGACAACCATCGGCGGCACGTTGAACAACCGGCAAATCTCGACGACCGAAAACTTGCGGCTATCCAACAACTCGGCATCCTCCGGCGACACGCCGATCTTTTCAAAAGTCATGTCTTCTTCGAGGACCATGATTTTGCCGGCATTGGCGCCGCCCGAATGGGCGCTGCGCCAACTCTGCGAGAGGTTGGTCACCGCTTCCGCGCCGAGGCGGCCAGGATGTTTCAAGACGCCGTCGAGGACCGCGCCATTTTGCCAAATCCCCTCGCTGAAACCCTGCGCGCCGAGCCCGCACGCGATTGCACCGGGGGACCGGCTGAGCCGCGATCTGCCGATGATGCCGTCGTCGCTGCGGTCCTTCAGGTAGAGGATCTCGCCACCATCGGCGAAGTACCTCCGCGGGAAGCCGGTTGCGCTGTAACCGCCCGGCAACTGCCAGGGCATTTGCGACATCGTGATGTCGAAGCACAACCTGCTGTTTGGCACGTATGGGCTATCCATCGCCTCAGCACCGCGCGCCGGCACGAGCAGGGCTTGCGCGCACCACGCCGGAATTGGGTAAAAACTGGTCGGCGCGCCGCGTTGATCGTGATCGATGACCGCGATTGCGTAGCCCTGCGCCAGGCTGCTCGCGAGCAACCACTCGGTCCAATCGGCCCAGCTTTGCAATCGGTTCGGCCCGTCGCGGATCAACTTCTGCACCGGATGCTCGGGCCACTCGACGAAATTGCTCCCGTCGCGCCGCATGACCAGCGCCGGAAGGCTCGCAATCGCGCCGCTGATCGCCTGGATGCAGCTGCAAACCGTCGTCAGGTTTTCCGCCAGATACCGCCCCCCGTAGAGCGGCCACTGACCTCCCCACGGCGCCAGCGTCGAGAACGGCGGCGGCGCGGCCGCGGGCGTGTCGCTGCCTTTCGATGCGCCGCCGTCGCCATCAGCCGGGGCACTGGGAAAGTATCGCCCGGCTAAACCAGTTCCCGATTCGGTCCCGCCACATCATAACCACTCGACCAACCGCCGGCGAGCCGCGGGGGTTAAAACGGAGAGGCGCCTCCCTGTTATCGAGCGCGCCGCGACGGAGGTCGACGGATAGGCCGGCTGGCCGCCGGTGATGACGCTGATCTCGACGAGCCGCAGCGAGCGCAACTCGCGATGCTGCCGGTCACGCCATTCGTCGACTGGATCGGTAAACCCGAACGACATGCCGCCGAGATCGCCGCGCGACGCCAGTTCGAGAACGTCACGGCCGACCGAGGTATCGGGAACGCTGATTTCAAAGGCGAGCCCCCGCCCGTCCTCATTCAGCTTCAGCGTGCCCGAGCGCGTGCGCGCCAAGAGCTTTTCGGGGTTGTGATCGATGAGTGCCGCGACATCGCCTTTGCTCGCCAGCGACGCCCGGAAGGCTCCGCTGCGGATCGTCTCGGTGAAGCCGCCGATATCGGCCGGGGTGCCGAACGTCGCCGCATAGCCGGCGAGCTTCCTGCCCGCGGTGTCGGCGCGGACCTCGATCGCGAGATGGCGGCGCTCGATCATGGTCGGAACTTTAAGTCGCCGTAACTTAAAGTCAGGACCGCGACCGGCTCGCCGGTGCCCGATGCGGTTCCTCCCTGGCCTGGGTCGTCGCGGGGGGCGTTGCCGGGTTCTGAGCCCCCCACGTGAATCCCTGCACGGTCGGCTCGGCGGGCGTCAGGCTGTTCATGCTGAACCATCCGAACGACTCCGGGTGCCGCTTGGCGATGTCGAGCGTCATCGCCGCCCGGATTTGCACGTTGCCCTTGCTGTAGGCCGTGCTCTCGTAGGGGTTCACCAGCACGTCGAGTTCCGACCAAAACGCGATGACGAGGTCGGCAAAATTTCCAAAAATCAGCGGGTCCTGAGGCGCCGCCGGGAAGTTCGCTAAGTTCGTCCAAAACGTCGGAAAATCATGATATAACAATGAGTTACCCAACGGCCTCGCGTACAGATCTTTGACCAGCATCGAGGTCGTCATCACGTTCGCATCGCCGATAAAGGCGAGCGACCCACCGGGGGTGATGGCGTTCGCGGTCGCGAGCAGGTTGATCAGCGACACCACCGCGTCATAGGAAAGCGCCCCCGCCGGCAGGAACGGCACCAGCGGATCGGTGACAATTCCCAAGGGCTGCGGCGCGACCCCGGTGCCGGCAAGCGCGGTGCGGTCGACATCGTTCGCCAGCCGCAAGGCCAAGTCATTGCGAACAATAGCTTCAATCTCTGGATTAGCTTGTTGAAGCATATTTCTAGTAACTTCAACAATTGCGCCGTCGTGGTGCGGCGTCATTACTATATCGTCGAACTGTTCGTCACTCACCGGTATTGGCGAATTCTCGGCGAACCATCCCGGAATAGCTGATTGTGTCATCCGCGGCAAGCGCAAATTCTCGCGCATGTCGGATAGCACCCGTGCGCCGGCTTGGCGGACCGCCATCGCCGGACGCAGCACGTCGATGTACTGGTTGGGGTCCGTGTAGGTGCCGATCAGCGAACCGCCCGTCGTCCCTGGCGGCTGCGCTGAACCGATCACGCGAGTCTCGACCGGGCCGACAATGTCGCGCGTCTCGTAGCGCGCAAGCTGGCTGCGCGACAGGTGCCTGACCTGCACCGATAGCGCCTCGATCGGCATCACCACGTTGCCGGTAAAGCCGGGGCGCCCGTTCGCCTTGGCGCGCCGGACAAGCTCCTGCTGCACCTCGACCTCGCGGCCCGCATCGATGCCCTGAATACCGATCGCCACACCGCAGGCGCGGAACAGCGAGAACTCGCAGCACGACCGCAGGAAATCGCGATCGGTGTTGTCGCGCAACGGCGTGCCCGACCCGCGCCGCTCGATGTCGTCTAGCGTTGCCTGCCTCGTGATGCGCGAGTCAATTTCGTCAAGAAGCGCCTTCAATTGCGCGAACAGCCCTTGCAGCTCGGGCATGTCGTCGCCGCCGCCGTCGCTATCGTCATCCATCGCGTCGCTGGTCTGGCGGATCGCGACGCGGACCATGTCGCGGATTTCGAGTAGCTGCGGCATCCGGGTCGCCGCGCGGAAACGGTTGCGCAATTCGTCCGGGTTGACCGTGCGGGTACGGGCCATAGGTCAGTGCTCCCATCGAAAGCGGGTTCGATTGCCGGCATCGCCAGCGGGAGTTTCATCGCCGTGACATTCGCCAAGTATCGGGTGTTACCGACGAGGCGCTGGGGACGGCCCGACCTACGTGATTGCTGTTCTTGGGCGCAAATGTGGCGCAGGCGCCGGGCGCGCGCAACAGCATCTTGTGCGGCGCCGGGTAAAACGAAAGCGATATCCAACTTATGGCTTAGGCGGCCGGAGCACGTATCCCTTCGCGCCCATGCACGCCAGAATATAGCGCTGGTACGCTTCAATTATGCGCGGGTCTTTGGTCATTTGCGCCTTTGAATCGAAGGTCGGAGTTGCATTCGGAGACATGATGCAGTCGCCAACGTCCTTGGCGACCAGATCGGGACCTGGCTTGTAGAAAATCCAGTCGTCGCCGGGATACGCCGCTGCCGACACTACCAGCAAAACGAAGGCGGCCGCCACAATCCGGGATAAGTCAGGGAACCGCATCAGTGCCGCACCAACGCGATGACCGAGACAATCAGAGCCAACGTCGCCTCGACCAAAGCCACGAGTTGAAACCATGAACCTCGTACCTGAGCCGAGGCGGATTGGATTTGCTTAACAGCAATCCGTCGATCTAACTCGCCTTGGAGGGTCGTGCGATCCCGATGGCCGATCGGATAATGGCTCATCTTCTCCAAAAGCACGTGGAGCGGATCGGTACGAAAGTCGCCTAAAGGGTCGACCATTTTATGCCACTTTCGGTTGACGCATGTGTCGCGCTTTTCGCGAACTTCACGAGCCCTTTTTTACTCTGTGGGTTTGTCAAAAGAAATATCGCCAAAATGAACCGAGGCGCGCGCCCCCTCTTTTTGATCGCTACGACCTCGGCCGCGTGGACCGCGCCCTAGTAAATCTTTTTCGAAGTCGAAATGGGTGATTCTCGATTTCGCGCCAGATCAACCGCTTACGCGCATTTCGCGTGCAAAAACGTGCTTATGTTCGCCCGCGCGTGAGCCGCCGCAGCACCGCATTCTCGGCGCGCTTATGCGCCCTGTGGGTCTGTTCGAGAAACTGCTCGAACTGGCCGGCCGAAAGCGCGTGCATGTCGCGAGCGCGCTGCATATCTCGCTCGCTCCACCCGGCGTCGCGCAATGCCTGCCGGATATCGATCGGCCGCTGTAGCCCGCCATCGACCGCCTCGCCGCGCTTAAGGCGTGCTACGCGATCGGCCGCCGCCTCGGCGTTGACCTTTGCACCATCGGCCGCTTGTTGTGCCTGCGCCGTCTTGCGCTCGACCTCGCCGGCAAGCCCACGGTGATCGTCAGCCGTGCTTTGGTGGATGTCGCGCAGGCTTTCCCATAACCGTGCGTCCGCCTCGGCGGTTTCGAGCATCGCTGTGCGTTGCTCGGCCGGTGTCGGCAGCGGGATGCGGGAATGCACTGCCGTCAATATCGGCGTCAGGTCGGCAATCCGGTTCGCGAGCCGATCGAGCCGTTGATGCAGCGACTGCCAGAACTCGGCGCGGTCGATCACCGTCGCCGGCTGGGCAATTGTGCCGAGGCCGGCGATGTGCTCGCTGCGGACCTTGCCGGTGACCCGGCGTGTCTCGATTAAGCTGACCTGTAGCTGGGCCGAGGTCGATCGGAAACGGACGAACATTGTAGTGGCACGATATTAGGCCGCGGACCGCGCAGCAATCTTTGTGCGCCACTACGCCGGCCGTCAGTTCCGCTCGACCGCGATCAACCTATACCCGGCCTGCTCTAACTGGCGGTTCGTGACGTCGACGAGCACCCGCGCCGCCCCGGTCGTCGCGCCGGCGCAAAGGATGTCGGCAAAGGCGCCGCTATGGGCCGCCATCACCAGCGCGGTGTGTTCCATCATGTCGGGCGCGCACTCGCGGATCGTCTCGGCCAGGGCGACCTTGCCGCGCCAGATGATTTTGCGCTGTGCCTCGGTCAGCCCGGCCGCGGGGCGGTGCCGCTGCGCCGACCCCGTCTCGACGTTGGCCCATAGCGTCGTTTTCGCCCGTGCCATCGCGCCCCTGCCGACCCTCCGCGCTTAACTATGGGAATTCCCATAATTAAACCAGACCGACACTATGCCGCGCGGCGGGCCGTGGCGACCGCCGGAGGCGGTTCCAAAAATTTCGACTTGCCCCCGGCAAGTAAACTTCGTGGCGCCACGAAGTTCTTAGTTCACCACGAGCTTGATCCCGAGCCGTTCGGCCAGTTCCGTCAGCAGGCGGTATGCGTCGCCATCATCGAGGCGTTTTGCCGCTGCGCGCGCCTCGGCGAGCAAATCGCGGTGCGGGACGTAGACCGGGATCGTCGTTCTCTCGCTGCGCACCGGCTCGGCTACGGTCAACGCGATGCGCTGTGTCGTCGCGACCGGGGTGTGGGTAACGCTGACCGGGATCACCGGCGGTTTCGGCGGGTCGTGCCGCTGGTGCATCTCTTCGCGCAATTCGCGGGTTGAGCGCGGCCAGCGCTTGCCCTGGCGCAACGGTTCTTCGGCCCAAATCAACAGGGCATCGGCCTTGTCCGGCGCCAGCGAGGCGACCTCGCGATGATGCTGCAAGCTCAGCGATTTGCGCCGACGCTCCGGCGCGAATTTCCCGGCGATCCAGGCGTAATCCGCCATCATTGCGAAACTCGGCCCGATCCAACCGGGCGCTTCGACGATGCGCCGTCGCTCGCCGTAAGCGAGCCCGCCAAGCCGCCACCAATCGCCCAGCCGCCACGCCGAGCGGTTGCGCTCGGCGGCGATCCGCGTGCCGATGGCGATCCATTCTTCAAACGGCGTGTTGGGGGGTAATTCGAGTGAAAGCGCTCGCGCGTCGTCGCTCGGAAGGCTAAAGATTTTTGCACGCATCGCCGACCTCACTCGGTTGATGCACGGGGCCGCGGCCCGTCACGAATAGCGGTGATTGGTCGCGGCCCGATCTTTTAGCTGGCGCGGGGTGCTGGCGCTGACCCCGTAGGGTGCTGGCTCTGACCGCTGGCTCTGTCGGCGTCGGGATGCCGTCGCGCGCGACCGGGGGCAGTATAGCCCGCCCGCGGCCGGTCACGCTATCGGTTGCGCAGCTGCGCCCATCATCCCGGCGCGCTGCTCAGCCGAATAGATGCGGCCGTGGGCGAGGTACTTTTCCCAAGTCTTGCGCGTGATGATGATCGTCTGATCGCCATAGGTGATCTTCATCTCCATCCTCCTTAAAACGGCACGTCCTCGCCGGGGTCGCCCTCGACGATGCGGAGCGGGGTCACACTTGCCGATCGCCGCTCGTCGGCGGGCTCACTCTCCGCTCGTTTCAAAAGCTCACCCAGTGCAGTCATTGCCGACTGCTCAAATCGCTCGGCATAGACGTCGTCGATCGTCACCGTCGGCTCGTAATGCTTCTGGTCGTTTTGGTCGATCCAGTACCGGTTCGGCAGCCGCACCCAGGCGCTATTGACGCGATTGCTAAACCACTTGCAGCCGTGAAAGGTCAAATGCAGCGCCGGCAGATACAGATCAAAAACACCGAGCAGGTACCCGCCATTGTCGATGCGGTGCAGGTTCATCGCGATCATTGGCGGCAGCTTGCGGGCCAGTGCGCTTGCGTCGGCGGCCTCGATAGCCTCGGCAGACCAGGGCGCCGGCGGCGGGCTCGAACCGATGAGCGGCTTTTTCCGCCGGCCGGTGATCCGATTGACGACGCCGTATTTCGCTCGCTCCTTGGCGGTCGCCTTGCGGAAAGTCATTCCGCCGCCTCCTGCCATTCCGCGGCGTCCTCGCCCCACACGACGCTGCCGTCGGCAAGCACGATCGGATCGGGAACGTCGCAGGGCTGCGGTGGCCAGTTGTTGATCGGCACTGGCGGCGCCCGGTTGAGCGACGGCCGCAGCGGCCAGACCGGCCGGTGATCCGCCTCGGTGATGAGGTGCCGCCCGCCAGCGCAGCGGTAGCACCAGTCGCGACCAGGAACCGGCTCGCGGCGCGGCACGCGCTCCCCCTCCCGCATCGTCTCGCGGCGCCGTGCGGCGGCGCGGTCGAGGATCTCACGGCACCGCTGCGCGCGCTCGGCAACGTAGGCGATGTCCTCGGCGCTCGGCGGCTCGTCGTCAGGCGGCGATGCGACGTGAGGCACGCCGGAGTCGCTTTTCGCGGTAGGCGAGCCCACGGGCAATCCAGCGCCGCCATTCGAGTTGCCAGCAGGCCGAAACGCGGCCTTGGTCGCGGCTATGGTCAAGGAACTTGCGGATTTCCCGTTGACACCAACGGATGTTCTGGCCGGTATGGTCGAGCGCATAGCCAATATCCTCGTCAGGTGGCAGCCAGCCTTCCGGCAGCACGGTTCGGGCTGGCGTTGGAAATGCGGGCGCGCCGATATCGCGGGAGCCTCCAGCGGGAGCGATCATCGGCGCCGGCGATGCGGGACGGACCGGCGGCCGCGAAGCGCCGCCCGTCCCGCCGCTCTTTTGACTCCCCTGAAGGGGGAGTCTCTTGTCGGCACGCCTGGGGGACCCAGGACCGGAAATTCGCCTTAGATAATAAATGTTTCGGCGTTTGTGACGGCGCCAGACGCGGAGCTCGCCGGCGGCTTCGAGCGCACGCATCGCCTTGCGCACGGTCTTCACCGAACGCTTGACGCGCGCCGCCAGGGTAACGAGCGACGGCCACGCACGCTCCTGCCGGTCGGCGAGACTCGCCAACACCGTCATCACACGGTATTGCAACGGGTCCGTGATCTCATCGAAGGCAGAGATGTCGACGAGGGCGGCGGTCATCGTCCGCCTCCCTCACGTCGCGCCTTTTTCCCCCGGCGGCGCCGTGGCAAGGTTTAACAGCCGATTGGCAACCCTTTGATGGCGTTGGAGCGCCTTAGCGACCGTCGAAACGTTAAACCCGTTGATATCGTTCGATTTCCGCGCTACGCCGGGAAGCGGGCTTCGCTATTCAGCCGGCCGACGAGACCTTGCCGTCGGCGATGTCGGCTTCGACAGACTGGGGCGCTCGGCGAGCGGGGTCGCC